GGGGAGATTCAACACTCTAGAAAGAGTCTGTTGCCCACATTTCTTTGCTGCTATCCACACTATAAAATGGTGTGTTAGTGCAAGCCCAGCTGCCCATGATGAGAGTAACCCCATGGGTTGCCCTCTACGGTAGTAGAATCCTTGAAAAGGTATGTCTACCATAACATGCCTCCAGAGACTGGCGACACGCCTACCCCCAGGCATAACCTGTGATAGAATTTCCTCTGTTAAAACAGCAGGAAGTGCATCGGTTGCGTTTGATAAATCAAAGCAAGCGAGGTAGTTAGATGTGCGAGTAAACTCACTCATCTGTCTGAACCCATCTTCATGTGAGAAGGTGTGGTCAGATGGAATTTGGCGAAGGACATCAAATGCCCATCGATGCACAGGTGATAACATATACTGAGTATTGTAATCACCAACGGCAATAATCCGTGATTTAAATCCCGGACTAGGGATTACGCAGTGTCTGCGTAATTCCGCTTCCAAGTAACCCTCAGGAGGGTCTTGGTCCTTTATCTTCATAGAAGGAAAGGAATAATTGCCAATCAGGTTACCTAATTGGGTTAAGAGGTCATAATATGACACTCCTGCGGAATATTCGCTATTAATAGCTTTTATCAACTCCGCTGTTGACCCTACAATGGCCGGGGCATAGCCCATAGACCGGGAGGGATTATCACTTCTAAATTTTGAAGTGCCCTTCTTTGTAAGAAGGATAGCATGCTCCTCAGGCCTAAAAGGCCTGTCGAAGTGAATTCTAGATTTAAAATCTTGGAATTCGGGGGAATCGACTAAGTCGACCACCTCTCCTCTGAAGTCAAAGACTTCGTCTTGAAGTTTGACGACTCTAGAGTCATCAATGGAGTCAGGGTTAGTAGTCATAAATGACTCCCTGAAGCTCTCTAACTCCTTATCTTGTAAAGATTTGGGAGGGTAATATAGATCATAAGATCTAAATACCGTATGAATGCACGAGAGAGCAAAGCTATCATGCCTCATAGCAAGCGCGATCTTGAATAAAGGTCGCGCGTGCCTAAACTTACGGGCAGGTAGTTCACCAGAGGTGACCACCTCGAGGAATTGAGCCTTATACGCTTTATAGCGCTTGACGGCCCCAATGCCTTCAGCCTTGATGGACAAGTCCATCTGGGTTAGGTACTGTCTCAGAACACCTAAATAGGGTCTGAGAGTCGGGCAAGCACTCACTAGAGTAAGTATAATCTTGCCAAGATCACTTTTATAAAAAGGATCTTTCTTCCTCCTTCCTAAATGGGAAGAGGAGCTGTGAACAAAGTTCTCTATGTTCATGGCAGTTCCCTCCTTTCAGAGGTAAGCGGTAGAGAACCTGAAGAGCCCCAAAATG